AATCCCCTAGTATCAGACTATCTAAGAAACCTTTAACACAACTTTTACGGTGAGATAAAACACCTAAACCAACTAAGTGCTGTAGCTCTTCATGTTCTTCAGCAAGCTTTTCGATAGACTCACAAACTTGTCCTCCTGTACCTTGAACATACACCTGTGGTATTTGTCTTTCTGTACCATCTGGATTCTTAACATACTTAAAAGTCTCAGGAATCCACCCTAGCGAGAATAACCAATCTTTAACTTGAGCACTGGAAGCAGGGTTAGGTTCGTTGTATTGTTTGATCTTCTTAATTTCACCTTCGTAGTCAAAATCTACTTCAGCTTCTTCACACAACAACTTCCACTTTTCACCATTTGCAGATAGCGTACCATCTTTCTTAAAAGGTTTAGCAGGACGTGTGTGTTTTGTGTACTCAGGAACTTTAGGCATAGAAGCTTTAAGTTGTTCTGTTTTGTGTTCAATCTCTTGTTCTAACTCTTCTATAACTTTCTTAGCATGAGGAACATCAACCTTAAACTTTGTATTTTGTTGTTCCTCAAGTTGTTCCATCTTGAAGTTTAAATACTTAACAACCTTGTGTGTACAAAACTCATAGTCTGTCATTTCGCCATAAAGTTCCTCAAACATACTTTTTAGTTTGTTGTATGTTCGATACTGAATCTTTACATCCTCTTGTACACGATGGTCATAGTCTTGTTGTGTAAGGCTTTCCCAATCTACAATAGCTGGTTTTGGTACTCCAAACTCTTCACCATAGTTTTCTAATCCATGTTTATCACGGTTTAAATCTAAGTACCAAGACAAAGATAGTGTATCTACAAAGATAACATTACTTACATCATAACCAAAGTGCTTTAGGGCATTCTTATCATAGCAAATACCGTTGTGCATAATGAAGATTGTTGGTTGATCTAACAAAGATTGAATATCATTACGTTGCTGTTGTGTATCTGTATGGAACGTAGTCATGTTGAAATCAACAACATCCATGACGCATAGGTTGTGTAGTTTTGCTTTATCTCCTTGCTCAACCAAGTGATGCAGTAAACCTGTTGCTTCTACATCTGCTGCATAAATCTTGTATTCTTTATTTAAATCTTTCATAACAACTCCTTTAAGTTACTTGCATTCTATGAATAAAAAAGAGCGCTGTCAAGCTCTCTTATATATATATTAAAAACCAAGTTCGGGGTCATCATCTAAGCACTTAGGCTTGATTGTCACAGATTCCTTACCTTGTTGTGGTTGATTTGAATACTGTTCATCATCTTCATAATGAATAATCGACCAATCATCATTGTTGATTGAGAAAGTATCTGCAACACCTAAATCACCACCTTCACGGTTCTTCAATACTACCCAACGTACACGACCACGAGAACGGTCAGGCATAATCTCTTGCTCTAAACCAAGTACGTTCCATGCAATCTGCTCCAAACTTCCTGAGCCACGCATGGTTTCCTTAGTTACTTGAACCCAAAAAGGTTCATCTTCCTTACCTTTAGGGGCTTGCATGTGTTGACTACCTTGTCGGTTAAGGTGTACGACTAGCATGACAGCAACATCATGTGCAGCACAGAATGCAGCGATTTCAGTCATGACAATATCAATCTCTTTACGCTCATCTGTTACTTCACTACCACTAATAACCATCGAAAGGTGATCTAATAGGATGTAACGTGTGCCCTCTACAAAATACATGTGCTTAATCTTAGACATAAGTTCTTTGATTGGTAAAGAACCAAAGTGATCTAGCATGACAATCTGTTTCTTACGAACTAAATCATCATACACATCTTTGATACGTTCTTCACTTGCTACGGATAAAGGGTCACGTTTGAATTTCTTATAACTAACTTTCAACCGAGAAGCCACAAAACGTTGCAATGTCTGTGTTTTCTTCTCTTCTAAGTAAATACACCCTAATCGCCCTCCTTGATCGATTGCATCTTCAGCTATCTTAGTTAGCCCCGTTGTCTTACCAACACCAGAACGAGCTGTTACGACAGTTAATTCACCTGTTCTCCACCCATATAACATCTCAGACAGTTTTGGGAAGCTGTTAATCTTAATACCTTGAGGGATTGGTGCTACAAGTTCTGAGAAGTCAACATCTTCAACTTGAGCAATCTTCTCTGTTACAAGTGGTTTTCGACCAAACTGAACTAATTTAGCAAGTTCGTTTGATTGACCTGCTTGCATGTAATCCGAAGCGTCTTTCTTACCGTTGGTCGGTTGGACAGACCAAAGCTCAACATTTCCAATGAAAGCAGAAGCAACAGCTTCACGAGCTTCCTTACCTCGCATAATACCCTTGCTTAACTCAAGTGGTGTAGCTTGGTCATCATCAAAAAAGATTGTCATGCTGTCATAGCTGAGTACAAAATCTTTGTTGTGTAGCATACTCTCAACCGAGTTCTTTGTACCTAAAGGGATAGACACAACAAAAGGCTGATGCCCTTCGTATTTTGTCCCTTTAACACTGTCACATTGAGCTTGGAACACAGACAAGCAATCCCATTCTCCTTCTGTATAAACACAGTTTGTATGCTTACGATTAACTTGCTCTGCTACATTCTGTCCAAACAATTTGTTTCCAATTGCGACTGTTCCAACAGAAGTCCAGTGGTATTTCTCATCTTTGTTCTTTGTTACGTCTTGTTTTTTATAACCTATGATCTCACCTTTTTGGTTATAAGATGGAAAATAGTACGCTGTTGGTGTTTTACCATCTTTTTCACTAAGAGAGGCACGTACACCGAACTTCATACAAGTTTCTTTGGTGATTCCTCTTTGTAAGTTTTCAACAATTGGGTAAAGTTTAATATCTTCAACTGTTTCTTTATTCACTACGTCATTCACAACTGCTTTCTCCATACGTTTTGTTTTAAACTCGTAACTCACAACATTCTCCTTAATCTGTAATCTCAACTCGATATTTCATTAAAGCTTCATAAACACGAGGGTCAATCTTATCTTTCCACTTCTCTGCTAAAGATTTTATATAAGCTTCCTTAGCTTCTTTGTAAGCGTTAAAAGCTTCATCAGGTGTATAGAAATAACCAAGATGGATAGCTTTCTTAAACCTACTCATTTGCGCTGCGTACTTCCTAACCTTTTTGTAATACCGAACACCTATTGGTAAGTCGCCCCTTAAGGAATCGCGTTTAATAAACAATCTATTAACTTCGCTCGGTACAAAGGCGCACACATCTTCACTGTACACTTTATTCCCTTTAACTAGAATGTCTTTATCTAGTTGCCAGCCTTCTTTCCCGAACCCCGTTTGTTTAGAGCACCAATCTTTGAAGTATGGGAAATATTTAAAGTTATCAGAAACTTCGCAGTCTTTATATGTCGGGTATTTGTTTGAATACTTTTCATCATAACATCTACGCAACATACTATTCCACAATTGGTGATCTTTTGTTTCTACACCACACACCCTTGTAATACCGTTTCCAATAATACCTACACCATATACGGACGGTAAACTTCTATCCTTAACCTCTCCTTTTCTCAACTGATTTGCTTGTGTAGTGGTTTCATACCCCGTATCTTCAAACTTAACAATAACATCTAAGTGCCCTCTATACTCAATAACTCGTAATTTACCATCATTTTTTGTTTCGAACACCATACCTTCGTATTTGTCTTTTGTCTCTTGTTCAATTAACACTAAATTTTACTCCTTAGAACTTCTTAATTTCGATAGAAGCATCCTACACCCACTACCTCGATCTTGTCAACCAAAATCATAACACCCCTAAGAACATTTCATAAATAGTTTTAAACAACGCTAAACAACCTTTACAGACGTTTTAGGTCAAAGTAAGTAAATCATACCACCTAAACCCTAAAGTCGCTAGAATCGACTGTACGGCTATTTAAACGCTATGTTTGAGGGTATTTCTATACGCATAACTTATTTCTTACCAAACTGTATGTATATTTGTATCAGTACAACACAGTGAACGCATCCACAACCTATTACAAGGTGTTTCAACACCAAAAGATAAGTTATTGTTTTATAAGGTTGTTACAAAACTTTACTTAAATAGGGGGTTGACAAGCTAAAACAAATGACTTATGATTGGAATCAAGGGGTAGGGGATTGGGTTTATATATTTATATTAAATAATATTATATATCTTTTATCATACATGGTCTATGATACACGTAATTAAATATAATACTTATATATATACTAAATATAAATAATATTTATATAATACTAATAATATACTTTAAGTATATCTTATGTACACTATAAGAATACTATAAGTATCTAATACTGTATGTG